CGTGCTGACTTTCAGCCGGGTGCGTCTATCCGTGCTCAGGATCTCGACAACAACCAGCTCCAAGCCCTACGGGGTATTAAAGAACTGCGTGACGAGAAGCTGTCTCGCTTTGCTGAGGTAGACGAATCCAACGGCACCGTCTCCAACCCGAAGATGTACGCCAACCTGGACATGACAGGTCGTACTTTGGAAAACGTCGCTAAGGCAACTGAAGACGATCAAGTAGTCACTCGTGAGCAGCTTGGGGATCTCATTGCTCTGGACATGACCGCTGATGAGACCACTGGTTTAGTTTTTACTAAATCAACTGGTGGAAATAATTCAGGTGATCAGGTCTCTCTTAGCATCAATCGTGTATCACTAGCCGATCAAAATGCCAGCCCAAATGATGCTGGAAGTGATAATGAGCTTGCCAGTATGGCTGCTCTGACAAAGCGTTTTGACATTATCTCTCAAAGTGGTACGCCATCTGGTACTGATTGGCCTGACGGCAAACTTTGGTATGACCATGCAGGTGATCAAACCCTGTCGGTTTGGAGTTCGCAATTTCAAAACTGGCTTGGTATCACCTCTGGAGGTACGTTTGTCACTCAGCCAACTGTGATTTGGGTTGACCAAGCTAACGGTGTAGACACCAACGATGGTCATAGAATCATCAACCCAATGAAGACCATCAAAGCTGCTGTTGCATCAGCAAACTCTGGTGACATTATTCTTGTCGCGCCTGGTGTCTATCGAGAAGTTGCTCCTATTGACATCACAGTCAATAACCTGTCGATCGTCGGTCAGTCGCTTCGTAGCTGCTTTATACACCCAACACCAGCAACCGAAGAGAGTACTTTGTTCCGCGTAAACAGTGGTACTCAGATCTCAAACTTCTCGCTAGCTGGTATGAAGGCGAGCGGAACACGAGGTGGACACGCTGTTGATGATGATCCTACTTACGGTCTTCCAGAAAATCAAGGTTGGGCGGTAAGCTTCTATCCAAACTCAGTGATCTACAAGAGCCCATACATCCAGAACTGCACAACGTTCATGGATAGCGGGATCTACAACCACACAGAAGCTGAGTACAACGCTGATAACAGTCTTGGAGGTTTCTTTGATCCGAACAACGTAAACCAAGGTGGCTTTGGCGGTGACCGTACTTCCAGCATGACTGGTGGTGGTCTCTTTATTGATGGTGACGCTGTATCCAGCACTTCACCTCTTCGCTCAATGGTGGTTGACTCATTCACTCAGATCAACCTAGATGGTCCTGGTGCACTTGTGTGTAACAACGCTTATGCACAGTTCGTGTCGTTCTTTGGAACCTTCACTCACTACCATTGCAAATCATTGAATGGTGGTCGAGTCAACCTTAGTAACTGCACAACTGACTACGGTCGCTATGGTCTGATCTCTGACGGTAAGTCTTCTTCTGCCATTTACTCAACAACGGCTTCACAAGCTGCTAGTGCTGGCGGACTCCATGTAGACATCACTACTCCTACTGCACCTGTTGGTTGGTTTGGATCTGGTAACTACGCGACTCGTCCAGCAGACGACATGCTGATGCAGATCGGTAGTGATACATATTCAATTACTGGATCTGACTGTCTTAACAGTGCTGGTGTTGTAGACAATACGCTTACTAACCCGACTGGTTATCGCGTCCACATCATCCGTACAGCGCCACCAAACCGGTCGAACAACCTTGGTCTTGCCAACCCAGTTGCAAATGGTGCAGCTGTTTCCTTCTTCTTCCGTTCGTACATCAGTTCAGGCGGACATACATTTGAATATGTAGGTGCTGGTACTGACTACGACGCAGCTCCTGAGAACGGTGGGCAACCAATCGAAAATAACCGAGTTATTGAATTGAACGGTGGAGCTGTTTGGCAGTCCAGCACTGACCACAACGGTAAGTTCACCGTAGGTAACTTCATGATTGTGGACCAAAAGTCTGGTCTTTGCACAATCAATAACGTAAACGGTCTTGCTTTCCCAACAACTGACGGCAATTTAAACCAAGTTCTTAGTACAGATGGTACTGGAAACTTGAGCTGGCAGTCGATCAGCTACTTAAGTGGTCAAGGGATGTCGAATGTCAATGAAGATAGTGACCCTGAATTGGGTGGAGATCTGAATGTTGAGCACTACTCAATTACAAGTGATCCAACATCACCTGACATTGACCTCGATCCAGTTGGAGCTGGAAACGTTGTTATTAAAGGAAACACGACACGAGGCTCTGGTCGGCTTCAACTGAACTGCGAGCAAAACAGTCACGGTGTCAAAATCCAAGGACCGGCTCACTCTGCTGGTGCTAATTACACACTGACATTGCCTACGGCGCTACCTTCGACAACAGGCTATGCACTGTCTAGTGACACTAGCGGCAACCTTAGTTTTATTGAGGTAGTTTCAGATGAAGAGTCACTAGAAACTCCGCAAACAATTAGTGTTAGCAAAAATTATACAGGCAACACAAATTATGGTCTTATGGGACCACAAGTTACTGTGGCATCAGCCGCAACCATTACTGTCTCCGCAAACTCTGTTCTTACAATTATCTAATCATGGCACACGGAAAAATTCGAGTAAATACACTCACTTATGACACCGGGAGCGGTGATGTCGATGTTGCTGTTAATAATGTGTTGGAAAGCACTGTTAGCAATACTTTTACAGCTGATCAGACGTTTGCTAGCACTCAAACCTATCCGAGGATTCCAGGTAACACACAGTCATCTAATTATTCTTTGCAGTTGAGCGATGCTGGTAAGCACATCAACCTGACTGGAGGAAACATTACTATTCCTCTTCAGCTGTTCTCTGCTGGTGATGCAATCACTGTATTTAATGCAGATACCGTTAATAGAAATGTCGAAGTTCCATCAGGCGTCATACTGACACAAGCAGGCACCACACGAGTTGGCAATCGTACCTTGAAGCAAAATGGTTTAGCCACAATACTTTGTATCGGTGCTAATAACTTTGTTATCAGTGGTGCGGGGTTGATCTGATGGCAATTCAACAAATGCTTTTAGGGGGCGAACAACAGAATATAGAAGATCTATTCCAAACTAAACTCTATACGGGTACTGGTCAAACCGACGATTTTGTCAACGGGCTTGACTTAGCAAATCAAGGTGGTCTTGTTTGGATTAAAAGTAGGGATGGCACTCAACGTCCCTATTTGTTTGACACTGAAAGAGGGGCACCGAATCTTTTCTCTACAATGGATAAGGAACCCCAAAACTGGCTTACTCCAACAGATGATGAACTATCCAATGAAAACCAACGAACCCTTACCGCTTTTAATGACGACGGTTTTACATTAGGTAATAGACAGGAAGTAAACGAGCTTAATAGAAATTATGTTGCCTGGTCATGGGTTAAACAGGAAAAGTTCTTCGATATTGTTGAGTATTCTGGCAATGGAAATCACTCTCAAGGCCAAACTGTTTCTCATAATTTAGGTAGTGTTCCAGGGATGATTATACTTATCCCCAAAAATGCCTCAGATGCTAACTCTTATAGGTGGGTATACCACAGAAGCAGGGCACATAATGAGTATTCGTTCTTCACTAACAATGGGCAATCAGGAACACATACTTGGCTGGGCGGCGTGCCCACTGCAAGCAACTTTAATGTGATTTCTACGGAAGTAAACCAAAATAACGTAGATTATGTTGCATATTTATTTGCACATAATGAAACTATGGATGACGGTGCTGGTCCCTTTATTCATTGCGGTCAGTACACTGGAAATGCAGGGGTTTCTTCTACAACGGAAAACATTGGATTTGAACCCCAATTTGTCATTACAAAGGCTTTTCAGAACAACACAAGTTGGTCCATGTTTGACAATCAGAGAGGCAGCGAAATTCTATACGCCGATAACGCAAATGTAGCCTCACTTTCAACGGCTATGACATTTAACTCTAATGGTTTTACGGTGAATGATGTAAGCACAAATGCGTACAACATAAATTATATTTACATGGCTGTTGCCGCCTAATCTTTCTTAAAAATCATGTCTCTTTCTTATTCTAAAAACGTCGAAATTCTCGGCAAGCCTGGCGTTGCTCGTAAGCTTACCGCTGGTGTTGATTCACAAGGTTCGTCTGCTAGTACAGCACTCTCTGATAATGTTTTCCGCATCTCTATGATTGCTAGAGGTGCAAATATCAGGTTTTCTATCGGTCAAGGTACACAAGTTGCAAACAATACTACCTCCCACTTTATTGCCAACGGTGAGCGTCTTGACTTTGCTGTAACCAATGGATCCGAAATTGCTGTTATTCGAGATGTAGATGCTACTTCTGATGGGACTTTGGAAGTAACGGAGCTGGGCTGATGCGGCTTGGATCTACTTCTCTAAACGTCACTAATAGGTCTGGAGGAGGTGGTCCCTTGGCGGCGGCCGCTCCTACACCGACCTACTCACTTACATCTAATAGTACTGTTAATGAAGGGTTTGCTCTTTCAAATACTGTCAATACAAATCATGTAGCTGACGGAACTACTCTTTATTGGCGTATTGATCACGGCACAACTAACAACGACGATTTTGCCGCTATCAGCGGTACTACAACTATTAACGTTCCTCACGGTGGGACAACTGGATCTGGCACGTTTAGCATCAACGTTGAAGCTGATGCTTTGACTGAAGGTAATACTAGCGAGACCTTCACCGTAGTAATCAGTCTTGCTGCAGATGGAACTGCTCTTGATTCTAACAACGTCTCCATTAACGACACGTCTCTGACAGCTACTTACTCACTTACAGCAGGTGCTACTTCTGTTGATGAGGGTTCAAACCTCACCTTTACCGTTAGCACAACTAATGTTCCCCTTAATAACATCTTGTATTGGGGTATCGTTCATAACACAACCAGTAGCTCTGACTTCACTACCAGTCAAGGTCAGCTGACTGTTAATAACGCCCCTAACTTTACCGACACGTTTACTGTCACACCGGACGCTGATCAACTAACTGATCCTAACGAAACGTTCGACGTACACCTTTACACAGATGCTGCCCGCAGTAATTCTGTTGCTTCAGTGACTGGTATTCAGGTTGGAGATACTTCTACTACTCCACCACCACCTACCTACGCTATTGCTGGAATCGTTAGTACTGTAAACGAAGGTGGCACTCTTCAGTTTGACGTCACTACTACCAATGTTGCTAATGGCACTACGCTGTATTGGGCTGCCGTTGGTGTAAATACTGGTACTGCAAACCGTGACCCTGCTACTGCTGCTGACTTTGTTAATGCAACTGGCAGCTTCCAGATTAGTGGTAACTCTCATACGTTCGGTGTTCAAATCAGTGCTGATACAACTACCGAAGCTACCGATGGAGATGAATTTGAAGTTCAGCTTTCAACAACACAAGGTGGTACTGCTGTAGCCACGTCGCAGACGATCCGTATTAACGACACATCTCAAACACCTGCCACGCCAACTTACACAATGGCAGGACAAGGTGGCGCTACCGAAGTGAACGAAGGTTCAGGATTTGTCATCGACATTACAACAACCAATGTCACAGGTACGCCAACACTCCATTGGCTTATTGACTCAAGCAGTACTGCACATCAAAGTAATGACTTCATCACCAATGGTTACTTTGGTAGTGTAACCCTTAATAGTAGTCAGCAAGGTTCATTCACTGTCACTCCGAAAGCTGATAACTTGACTGAAGGCGATGAAACGTTCTTTGTCAAGCTGTATCCCAACAGCAACTACAACAGCAGTGAAGTCCTTGATACCTTAGGTCCTATCACAATTAGAGACACATCGAAGGCTGTTAGTTGGACAGTTACCGCTACCGGATCACCTGTTGATGAAGGCAACACTGTAACCATCAACGTTGCTACTACTGGTGTTGCAAGCGGAACGTATTATTGGAACATCGTTGGTGCTGGCAGTGACCCCGTTACCCCAGCTGATGACTTTGTTGCTCATGAAGGTAGCTTCACTCTTACTGCTACTGGTAACGTCGGAGATGGCACAGGTTCATTTACAGTTCAACCTGAAGCGGATACAACAACTGAATCGACTAACGCCGAAACCTACAGGGTCAATATCTTTACAGACTCGGCTCGTACTGTTAACCCAGCATTTGTCACTAACCTCGTAGTTAACGACACTTCTCAAGGGGCTGCTTATTCGAGCGGTACTTACTACCCAATCTGGGCTATTAGATTGATGGACTACTCAAATACCTCTAATAGGGTAGGCGGTGATCCAGAGAAGAGCTGGAGGAGGATGCTTAGCTTTGACGACACAAATTCAACAGCTATTACATCCACTGATAGCCTATCTAGTATATTAACTGAGGTTGATAATAGCGGTTACGCTACCGATCCCAACTTTGGTAGAGACGGTCATTACGTTAATGGTTTCATCATTAAACATTTCCAAACAGACAAATCTACTGTCTACGATGAATCTGAATTTACCTTTAATGGAACACAATTTAATGTGTGGCAAGAGCTGTCTAACTCTGCTAGCTACAACGGTTACAGTCAATACCCTCCTTCATTAGGGACAGTCCAGTCAGCCTCTATTAACGGCACAAGTGTTGTTGGTACCGCAAGAACTCCCGACGAATACATTTATGCCAATGTGTCAACTGACACTAATGAGTCCGGTAACCAAGATAATTGGACAACAGATAATGGAGACTATCTTCTGTTAGGTGTGTCTGATAAACGACGTGCACAGATCAGTGGCAGCCCCGACTCCCTAGACACACAATTTGCATCTACTAATGGACTTGCTTTTGGTATCTCTGACTCAGATGGTTTGCCTGCAAGTTTCCAAACACCTAGAGAAGGTATCGGTACGCGGTCAAACAGCTATGCCTCTTTCTTTACAAACTGGCAAGAGCAGCAAAAAAATAGTCACGGTGGACGGTCTACCGTTGGTTATGCAGTTGTTTACGCCAAAGTAAGTGGTCATCCTACCGACGCAACTGCTGTATCGACTACTAACTTGAGCATGCATTTAGACGCTGGTGATTCTAGTTCCTATAGTGGTTCTGGAACAAACTGGAATGATCTTACTTCTAATAATATCGACGGTACTTTAACCAATGGTCCTACATACAGTAGTGACAACAACGGCGTTCTTGTCTTTGATGGTACAGATGATTATGTAGACATTGGATCATTTAGCGGTGCTATCAACGGTGGATTTACGTTTGAATCTTGGATTTACCCCACCGGCAATAGTACCGGATATTTCTTTAGTGCTGGTGCAAAAGGTTTGTATATTTCTCAAGGCAGTGGATCGACACTTGGTAATTTTATTTGGCATTATGGTACTGGTACCTACTCAACAACTGCAACTATTCCTTTGAATGCGTGGAGCCACGTCACTTGTGTTTGTGATACGACTAACAATGACGTTTCCATTTATGTTAACGGATCTTTGCAAGATAAGCTTCCAGGCAATAGTGTAACTCAGAATGTAACTAGATTGTTTGGAAGCAGTAGCGTTTCTGATAATTTTGCCGGAAAGGTATCTCAGGTAAGGTTGTATAACGTCAGACTTGCTCATCACACAATCCTTAACAACTATCACGCATCTAACGGAAGATTCTAATGATCACCCTTATTCGTCCAATTCTTTTTTCGTTCATCAACTCTGACAAGGTCAAGCGCCTTGTTGTAGACCTTCTCACCAAGCTTGCTGAGTCTACTGAAAATTCTGTAGACGATGAAGCAGTGAAGTTTATCGAACGCGGTTTGTTCGGTGGACCGTTGGACTGATCCTCCTGTCATTCCCTCTCTAACGCTCCCAGAGGCGCCACAAATACCGGCTCCGGTACTTGGCCTACCAAAGGCTGATTTGCCGTCTTACAAGCCTATTGTGGTGCCTCCTAGCGGCCTCAGACCACCCCCAGGAATCAAAGGAAAGGGGTCTGAAAAAGAGCCCAGTAAATCAAAACCGACCCTACCCAAAGAAGCTCAGATTGTTGAGATCCCATTTACGGACATTGAAGTCCCTATGCCGACAACAACAATCATGACAACAGCAGCTACGACAGCATTTATCAGTGTTGCCGCCACCCTTACTGCGACCTCTTTGTTCAAATACATCGTGATGATCTTAAAACCTGTATTTAAAAAAACATGGAACACCATCACAAAAAAAGCGAGTTCATCAAATTCATCGTCCTTGTCTGGTCAGCAGGACTCCTCACAGCAAGCTACGCCGGAATGATGGAAAAGATGGATCCAACCTACGTGGCATCAATCTTGAGTGGCACGCTTGCTACGTTTTCAATTAACAGAGAAAAAAGACAACCATGAATAAACTTCTGTTATTTCTGATCTTTGCTCCGTCAGCTGCATTTGGACAAGCTGTAACGCCCAATTTTACTCAGGGGTCCATGCAGTCAAATACTACAACTACTGTCGATATTGAACGCACTATCGAGACAAATATCTATGGAGGTGACTATAAAAGTTGGTCCGGAACAAATGTAACCCCAAGTGGAGATATTTTGGATTCTTCGACTACATATTCCGTAACTACCGCAGGCGAACAGTTCCAGCTGGAGACAGTCAGTCGAGCCGCTGGAGTTGTGGAAAACATCTCAATCGAAGAAACTATCCAACAAAACTCCACCACTACATCGCTGTCTGTCTTCTCTCAGTAACACCTGTATTTGCTGCTGAAGACCCAACAGTCCACAACAATTCAAACCCTGTTGCAGCTGCGACTGGCAATGTTGTCAACCAAAACGTCAACATGCAGAACTCAGGCGCACCATCACGCCAATTTTTTGCGGCTAACAATAGTTGCAATGGAATGACTGCACAGATAACACCTTTTTACATGGGAAATGACACAATCCCCTATGAAAGCGAGGGTTATGTCCGCACTAATAATTATGGAATGCAAGTCAGTCTTAGCGTTCCCTTGGATGGTTCGATGGTTCAACTATGCAAGCAAATTGCTAGGCGTCAAGAACAAAAACTTAGACTCGATTACGAGCTGGTTAGAGCACTTAAATGTACTGAAATCTTGAAATCGGGTTTTATGTTTCGACCAGAAAGTCGTGTCGGTTTTTTGTGTTCAGACATTGTGCCAATTGTAAAAGTACAACAAACAACTACTAAATAAAAATGGCCTACAAACTGCGCGATTGCTTTCGCGACACAATTCTTGGTGTCTATAAAACCAAGACTGAACTTGAAAAAGCACAACGTCGTCTGTCTTATGAAGACGGTGCTGATCGGTATGAAGTAATTGAAGATAAGCCTAAACGTAAATCAACCAAAAAGGCTGAAACCAATGTCGAAATCGAAGGCGACTGAAGACCAGTTCCATGAGCTGCACCAACTTGTCACTCAAGAGTTTCTCCAACGTGTCAAATCCGGTGAAGCATCAACACAAGACCTAAAAGCGGCTTGTGACTGG